CAAGATAAAAAAGATTGTGACGAATAAAAATTAAATTTTGGGAAAATTTCATTATATATATTAATGAATAGGTTATATGGTTACAAATAAACCATAAATATTAAATAATAAAACATAAATACTGAGGAGTAATTCAATGGATATTGAACAAATCAAAAAGAAGTTAACTCAACTTCAATCAACAACATCAACAAAAGAAAATTTCTGGAAACCCAATCCCGGGAAAACTCAAGTCAGAATAGTTCCATATAAATTCAACAAAGACAATCCATTTGTCGAGCTTTATTTCCATTATAATTTAGGAACAAATAAAACTTATTTGTCTCCAGTTTCTTTTGGAAGGCCAGATCCGGTTAATGAATTTTCTGAAAAGCTAAAGTCTTCAGGCAATAGAGAAGAATGGCTGCAAGGAAGGAAAATTGAACCTAAAATGAGAACATTTGCACCAGTTGTCGCAAGAGGACAGGAAAAAGATGGAGTAAAATTTTGGGGCTTTGGAAAAACTGTCTATCAAGAGCTTCTAGGGTTTATTGCAGATCCTGACTACGGAGACATTTCAGATCCAATAAGTGGAAGAGATATAGTTGTAGATAAGATGACTCCTGCAGAAGCAGGAAATCAATTTGGTAAAACAACAATAAGAGTTAAGCCAAATCAAACTCCACTAACTGATGATAGTGAAATGCTAGAAAAAATATTTAATTCTCAAGTTGATTTAACAGAGTTATATAAAGAACCAACATACGACGAATTAAAAGATGCATTAGAAAATTATCTAAATCCATCTGATGATGAAGAAGAAGAACAAAAAGATGATAGTTCAGATAAAGGCAGTTCAACTTCAAATATCGAAGATGCATTTGATAAGCTATTCAACGATTAATTAAACAATCTTAGTGGGTGAGATGAAATTTCACACAAAGAATTAAAAGTCTTTAGAATCACTCTCTCATCTGCTTCATTAATCATAAGGAGTTTTCATGGTAGAAAAAGATGAGCTTGCTAGCGTCATAGCTGATGAACTAAACAAGCAGTTCAAGACACATCAGGTCGCGTATTTTTTAGATTCAAGTAATAAATCTCCAACAGATGTCAAAGAATGGATATCAACAGGATCTTCTATTCTTGACATTGCTATTTCTAATAAGCCTCGTGGTGGAATTGGAGTGGGTAAAATAACTGAGCTAAATGGTTTAGAAGGAAGCGGAAAGTCATTGGTTGGTGCGCATGTTTTGGCGAATACACAGAAGAAGGGAGGAATGGCTGTCTATATAGATACTGAATCTGCTGTTTCTCAAGAATTTCTTCAAGCAATCGGCATAGACATTTCAAAGATGTTGTATCTTCAATTGGAAACAGTAGAAGATATATTTGAGTCGATAGAACACATAATAACAAAAATAAGAGAATCTGACAGAGATAGAATTGTTACTATTCTTGTTGATAGCTTGGCTGCAGCTTCAACTAAGATTGAAATGGAAGCCGATTTTGATAAAGACGGATGGTCTACAGCAAAAGCTATAATAATATCTAAAGCAATGAGAAAAATAACACAGATGATAGCTAGACAAAAAGTTGCTTTAGTTTTTACAAATCAATTAAGACAGAAACTTGGTGTAATGTTCGGTGATCCTTGGACAACATCTGGAGGCAAGGCTTTACCGTTTCACGCGTCAACTAGAGTTAGATTAAAAAATGCTGGACAGATAAAAGATTCTAAGAAAAATACTATTGGAATTAAATTAAAAGCTCAAGTAATAAAAAATAGATTAGGCCCGCCATTGAGAACGGCAGAATTTATTTTATATTTTGATAGAGGCATAAGCGATTATGATAGTTGGTTGACTGTAATGAAAGATCATAAATTGGTAAAGCAAGCCGGCGCGTGGTATACATACAAAGACGCAGAAACAAATGAAGAAATAAAATTCCAATCTAAAACATTCGCAGAAAAATTAGATACTGATTCAGAATTAAAGGAAAAAATTTACAAGTTAATTTGTGACAAATCAATTTTAAAATATCAATCTGATAAATTAGGGTTAGATGATATCATTGAAACAGATAAAGTTGTAGATGAACTATAATAATTATCAGTCTTTATTACGAGAAGTAGAAGAAGAGCACAATCAAAGCAATAAAAACCCTCTAAATATAAATAGTAGAGTTTTATTAGTAGATGGATTGAATACTTTTATACGGGCGTTCGCTGCAAACCCTGCAATAAATGATGATGGAGTACATGTAGGCGGATTAGTTGGTTTTTTAAAATCACTAAGATACACAATATCAAAGCTTAAACCTACAAGGTGCATTATTGTTTTTGACGGAAAAAATGGATCTAACAAAAGAAGAAAATTATTTCCAGAGTATAAAAGTCAAAGAAGAGTAAAACAAAGGTTCAATAGAAATGTTGATTGGTCTACTTCGCCTGTCGATGAAGCACAATCAATGAGAATGCAAATGAGCAGACTAGTCAAGTATTTAGAGCAGCTTCCATTAACTTTAATTTCAGCAGATAACGCAGAGGCAGATGATATAATAGCTTATATATGCACAAATTTGCTAAAAGGCTCAGATAAAATAATAATGAGCACCGACAAAGATTTTCTTCAATTAGTTGATGACTCAATAAATATTTGGAGTCCGACAAAAAAACTTTTATATGATAAAGAAAAAATTTTTAAAGAATATGGATTGCATTCAAAAAATTTTATTATATACAAAATACTAGACGGAGATAAATCTGATAATATCGCAGGAATAAAAGGCGCGGGATTAAAAACAATTCTAAAAAATATTCCGCAGATGAATGAAGATAAAAAATTTACAGTTAAAGACTTAATAAATTTTATTAACAACACAGATAAAAAAATAAAACTTTTCGAAAATATTAGAAATAATTTTACGTTAATAAAGCGAAATTATTTGTTAATGCAATTAAAAAATGCTGATATAAGTAATTATAATAAATTAAAAATTCAAAATGTGTTGCAAGAAGAAATACCTAAGTTGATAAAATACAAATTTTCTGTAATATTTATGCAAGATAAATTATGGAGTCAAATTCCTAATATGGAATCTTGGATTACTGAATTTATAAAATTAGACAGGTTTGGAAAATTAAATGGATAAAAAATTATCTCAATTTGGTCATGGCTTTCAAATTAAATCTATAGTATGCTTAATCACAAAAAAAAATTTTATTGAACAGATTTTTGATATACTTGATGAAAAATATTATGATAATGACTCTTTAAAGTGGATAGTTAGTCAATGTAAAAAATATTTTCAAGAATATCAATCAAAGATAACTTTTGATGTGTTCAAAGCAAATATAAATTATATCAAAAATGATATATTAAAGGTATCAGTTTTAGAATCATTAAAAGAAGTTTATAAACATCTTGATGCCAACGATTTAGATTTCGTTCAAGACAAAACATTAGATTTTTTTAGAAATCAAAAATTAAAAAACGCGATAATAGAATCTGTAGATATTCTCGAGAGAGACGGTGATATAGAAGGAATAAAAAAGATAATTGATGAAGCAATGAGTGCAGGACTTGAAAGAAATTTTGGTCATAAATATTTCGAAATGATAGAAGACAGATATAGTGAAATGGCTAGAGAAACAATTCGAACTCCTTGGGATATAATAAATGATTTAACTCAAGGAGGCATTGGAAAAGGAGAATTGGGCGTCATTGTTGCGCCTGCTGGAGCTGGAAAAACATGGCTTTTATCTAAAATAGGATCTGAAGCATTAAAAAATCAAAAAAATATAGTGCATTTTACGCTTGAATTGAACGAAGCATATGTTGGATTAAGATACGATAGTATTTTTACAGGAATCCCGAATCAGAATTTAAAATATCATAAAGATAAAGTATCAGAAAAATTAGAAAAATTAGGAAACGGGAAATTATTAATAAAATATTTCCCAACAAAGACGGCATCAATTCATACTTTTAGCGCGCATTTAAAAAGATTAACAGCAATAGGAGAAAAAATAGACTTAGTTATAATAGATTACGCAGATATAATGAGAGATATAGGCAATGCAAAAGAAGTGCGTCATCAACTGGGAAATATTTATGATGATCTTAGAGGGCTAGCTGGAGAAATTGAAGTTCCAGTGTGGACTGCTTCGCAGACAAATAGATCAGCGCTAGATGATGATGTTATAGAGGCTCAAAAAATATCAGAGAGTTATCAAAAAGTAATGACTGCTGATTTTGTGCTATCTCTTTCTAGAAAGATGGAAGATAAGGCACAAAGTACGGGAAGATTTCATGTTATAAAAAATAGATTTGGCCCAGATGGATTAACTTATCCAGCTAAAGTTAATACAAATACAGGACAAATAGAACTATACGAATCTGATTCTCTGGATGGAAAGACTCAGCAGAAAAAAATAGATAACAGAGACAATATCACAAGAAAAATGTTAGCAACAAAATATAAAGATTTAATACAATGAAAACAGCATTATATTTATTAGTGTTGCGATTAGGAGAGAAAAATTATGTCA